TGGATTTAAGGAGATTACGGTGGGCGAAGACGAAGAAAGAGCCTACGCCTACTGGAGAGATCACTTTAATCCGAATCCTAACGACTGTTGCAATTTAAGGAGGGGCAATGGAGTTAAAAATTGAGTATCTGCCGAAGGAAAGCTTAAAACCATATGTTGGAAATGCAAAGCTTCACCCGGCTGAACAAGTGGAGCAGATTAAAAAGAGCATCGAAGAATTCGGCTTTAATGATCCGATTGCGATCTGGCATGAAGGAGAAGTGATTGAGGGGCATGGGCGTTTATTGGCAGTCATGGAAATGCCGGAGATAAAAGAAGTCCCTGTTATCCGATTAGACAACCTTACGGATGAACAGAGAAGAGCATACATGCTCGTACACAATAAGCTTACCATGAATACGAATTTCGACTTTTCACTTCTGGAAATGGAACTTGAAGGGATCGAGATGGATATGGAAAAGTATGGGTTTTTCACAGATGATTTAGATACAACCGGGGGGGGTACTGAGGAGAAATACACTACAAAGGCGAATATTCCACAATACGAACCGACAGGGGAACTGGTTGGATTATCGGAGCTTGTAGATACGGCAAAGCGGAATGAATTAGTCGAAGAAATCAATGGATCAGATGTTCTGGAAAGCGAAAAGATATTTTTGAGAGAAGCGGCAAACAGACATCTGGTCTTTAATTATAAAAATATCGCAGAGTATTATGTGACAGCATCGAAGGAAATGCAAGAGCTAATGGAAAGGTCGGCTCTTGTGATAATTGATATAGATAATGCGATTGCAAACGGTTATGCAAAGTTGTCTGAAAGTATTGAGAATATGCGTGAAAATGACTGATTTTCGGCTTGGAAAGGGATTTATGAGATGCGCAGAGATAATTTTGCCATTTTTATACTGACTCATGGCAGAGCAGATAATGTTAAAACGGTTCAGACACTTCAAAAATGTGGATATACTGGGAAGTATTACATTGTAATTGATAATGAAGACGATCAGGAGCAAAAATATAGAAGAATATATGGAGATAAAGTAATCCAGTTCGATAAACTGGCAGTATCTAAAACATTTGATACTATGGATTTATCGGAAGACAGAAGGACTATTGTATATGCGAGAAATATATGCTTTGAATTGGCAAAGCATATAGGTGTCAGATATTTCCTTGAATTGGATGACGATTATAAGAGTTTTGAATATAGATGGATTGAAGATGGAAAACTGAAAGTCAAGTCTGTCAGTAACATGGATAAAGTATGTCAGATTATGCTTGACTTTTTAAAAGATACAAAAGCGTTGACGGTTGCAATGGCGCAAGGTGGTGATTTTATAGGTGGAAAGGATGGTGGGAATTATAAACGCCATGTTTTAAGAAAGGCAATGAATTCATTTTTCTGTGATACAGAAAATCCGTTCCGATTCGTTGGAAGGATAAATGAAGATGTAAACACATATGTTAGCTTGGGTCAGACAGGGCAGAGGATTTTTACGGTAACTGATGTTTCATTAACTCAGGAAAGCACACAGAATAACAAGGGTGGAATGAGTGATGTTTATTTAGATATGGGAACATATCTTAAATCGTTTTATACAGTCATGATTGCTCCGTCGTGTGTAACTGTGTCAATGATGGGTGATAAGCATTTAAGGGTTCATCACAAAATTAGATGGGATAACTGCTGTCCGCAAATACTTAGTGACAAGTGGAAGAAAAAATAAAAGGCGGTGAAGAACTATCGCTAAAGGGAAATATTTAGACTGGATTACCGAAGACGGTTTATTGCGTTTAGAAGGATGGGCAAGGGATGGTCTGTCCGATGAACAGATTGCGAAGAATGTCGGGATTAACAAGGCTACTCTTTACGAGTGGATAAAACGCTTTCCCGACATTTCAGCCGCTATAAAAAAAGGGAAAGCCCCGGTCGATTTTGAAGTGGAAAATGCTCTTTTGAAAAGGGCATTAGGATATGACTATGAAGAAGAAACGACCGAGATTGAGGAAGTGCCATCCGGGAAGGTTGATGCTATGGGTCAGCCGATTATGAAGACCAAACGACATATAAAGCGGATTAAAAGGCACGTTCCCGGTGACCCGGCGGCTCAGATTTTCTGGCTGAAGAACAGAAAGCCTGACAGATGGAGAGACAAGCCTGAAGTACCGATTTCGAACGAAGCGATGGAAAGACTTGATGAAGTCCTGAGTAAAATTGAGGGCGTAGAATGACCGGGTTCTCTGAAAAGCAACTGGAATTCTTTAAAAAGGCAAATCATCGGTGGAATTTTAAAATCGGAGCAGTCCGCAGTGGGAAAACCTATGCTGATTATTTTTTAATCCCGAAAAGAATCAGGGCAAGGATTGGAAAGCCGGGTCTGGCGTTTATCTTTGGTGTTAGCAAAAGCACGATTGAAAGAAACATCCTCGAGCCGATGAGGAGTATCTGGGGAGATTCCTATGTCGGCGAAATTAAGTCAGATAATACCGCTCAGCTATTCGGTGAGAATGTCTATTGCTTAGGCTGTGAAAAAGTCAGTCAGGTTGCAAAAATCCGGGGTGCTTCAATCAAGTACGCATACGGTGATGAGGTCGCTGAATGGAACCCGGATGTATTTGAACTTCTAAAATCACGTTTAGACAAGGAATACAGTGTATTTGACGGAGCTTTGAACCCTGAAAGCCCTTTACATTGGCTGAAGCAATTTCTTGATTCTGATGCCGATATTTATGCACAACACTACACGATTTTCGATAATCCGTTTTTGCCGCCATCTTTTGTAAAGAACCTCTGTCAGGAGTATGAAGGGACAATATTTTACGACCGCTATATCTTAGGGGAATGGGTGCTTGCTGAAGGTCTTGTATACCCTAACTTTGATAATGTTGTACCGACTGTAGCAAGGGCATATCAGCGGTATATCATCTCAATGGACTATGGTATCCAGAACGCAACTGCAATGCTTCTTTGGGGCTATTTTCAAGGCTCATGGTACGCAGTAAGGGAATTCTATCATTCCGGGAGAGAAACGAATGATCAGAAGACTGATGAAGAATATTATCAAGAATTAGACAAGCTTGCAGGAGGGTTGCCGATTGACCGTATCATTATCGACCCTTCTGCGGCTTCGTTTATAGCACTGATCCGAAGGAAAGGAAAGTATAAAGTGCGAACTGCAAGCAATGCTGTGCTTGAAGGAATAATGCACACATCTTCTTGCTTGGTAGACAAAACGATTCTGTTCAACGATATCTGCGAAAGGACAATTCAGGAGTTTGGTCTGTATTCTTGGGAGCCTGATTCTGCTACGGATCAGCCGATAAAAGAGAATGACCATGCTATGGATGCGGTCAGGTATTTCGTTGAAACAGAGAGGATTTACAGACCGAACGTGATTTATAAATCCGTTCTGGGCTAAAGGAGATTTGAATGTATACTTTTCAGGATTTTGTGGCAGATGCCGAAAAGAAAGGAGATGCGTTTGCGGTAGGTGCGGCGATCAATCAGTACAGGAGAACAGCTGATTTCAAGATCGCACAGGATGCGGATTTATACGACCATCAGAAGAACAAAACTATTATGGACTATGTAAAAATCATCTATCGAATGACTGGCGAAGCGGTAGAGGATTTCACAGCATCAAACAACAAGATTGCTTCAAATTTCTTTCATCGGCTGAACACTCAGAGGGTGAATTATCTTCTTGGAAATGGCATGACTTTTTCAAAGGACAATAATGTCAAAGATCAGCTTGGAGTAAAGATTGATACTGCGGTCAAGAACCTTGCTTATTATGCTTTGATTCATGGGGTGTCATTCGGCTTCTGGAATGTTGACGGACTGCACATTTTCAAGGTGACAGAATTCGTTCCGTTATGGGACGAAGAAACCGGGGCATTAAGAGCCGGGGTCAGGTTCTGGCAGATTGACAAGCAGAAACCGATGTATGCCGTTCTTTATGAAGAAGACGGTATTACGAAATACAAGGCATCGGTGACGGACGGGAAATTCGAGGAGATTCAGCCGAAAAGGGCGTACCGTTTGACTGTAAGGGTATCAAACGCTGATGGAGAAGAAGTGATTGGTGAAGAGAACTATGGTTCGCTACCGATCATTCCTTTATGGGGTTCTTCTTTGAAGCAGTCAACCCTTATCGGGATGCGTGGAGCGATTGACTCGTATGACCTGATCCGTTCCGGGTTTGCAAATGACCTGACTGACTGCGCTATGATTTACTGGATCGTTGGAAACGCCGGGGGTATGACGGATTCAGACTTAGCACAGTTCCGGGACAGGATCAAGCTTCAGCATATCGCTACTGTAGACACGGAAAATAGCTCTGTAGTCCCTTATACACAGGATATTCCATATTCTGCACGAGAGGCATATCTAAACGCTATTAGAGCCGGAATTTACGAGGATTACGGTGGATTAGATGTGCATACAATCGCCGCCGGAGCAACGAATGACCATATCGATGCGGCATATCAGCCTGTTGATGAAGAAGCGGATGATTTTGAATTCCAGATTTTGGAGTTCTTTGACCATCTGTTCGAACTTTTGGGACTTGATACGGAGAACGTGCCTGTATTCCATCGGAACAGGATTTCGAACCAGAATGAACAGACTCAGATGGTGCTTTCTGCCGGGGAATATCTGGATGAAGAAACCGTACTTCAGAAGTTGCCCTTTATCACGGTTGACGAAGTACAGGATATTTTAGACAAGAAAATCAGAGAGGTTGAGGATCGCTTTTCCGGGGAAGATAATACAGAAGAAATCCCTGAAGAAGGTGATGTAAATGGATGATTTAGGGGTGCAGTACACCGATAAAAAGGTGGAAGCCCTTGAAAAGAAACTTGCAAAAGCATATAAACAGGCATCAAAGGAAATCGGGGAAAAGCTGAAGGACTTCACGGAGAAATCAGCGGCGAAGGAATCCAAATACTTGCAGATGGTAAAAGACGGTACTATGACTCAGGATGCTTTCGATAAATGGAAACAGGGTCAGGTCTTTTACGGTGATGCATGGAAATCCCAACAGCAGAACATGGCGAAGGTCTTAGCAGATACAAATAAGACCGCTACGGATTGGATAAACGGTGAAAAAGCCGATGTTTTCGCTTTTAATGGGAATTACACCGCTTACGATATGGAACACGGATTTGGCGTGAATTTCGGCTTTGACTTGTATTCTGAGGATTCCGTGAAACATCTACTGAAGGATAACCCGAAGATTCTCCCGAAGTCATCTTTGAGCATTTCCAAAGACGAGAAGTGGAATATGCGGAATATCCGTTCCCAGATTACACAGGGGATTTTACAGGGAGAATCAATTCCGAAGATCGCTGACCGTTTGGCGAATCTTATCCCGGAACGGAACAGAAATCAGATGGTTTTGCACGCCCGGACTGCAATGACTTCCGCTCAGAACGCCGGGAGACAGGAGCGGTATAAAGAAGCTGAAGCACTGGGAATCAAGTTCAAAAAGGTCTGGCTTGCTACTCTGGATGCCCGGACTCGTGAAACACATCAGGATGCAGATGGGCAAGCAGTAAGACCCGATGAAGATTTTGTTGTAGGTGGAGAAAAGCTTGCATATCCCGGTGACCCGTCAGCTGATCCGGCTGAAACCTATAACTGCCGATGCACGATGGTAACAGAACTGGATGATTATCCGTCTTCTTTTGACCGCAGAGCTTACGATACGGATGATTCCGGGCACAGGGAATCATATATCACAAAGGACACGACTTACAAGGAGTGGCTAAAAGGAAAGCAGAGCGGTGCGATCCCGGTAAATATTGCTGAACCTACAGTTCCGACAGTTGTTCCTTCAAAACCGCTTCAGGAGCTTTCAAAACTTAAAGCTACGATGGACGATTCTGATTATCAGGCATATCATGATATGGTAGACCAGAACGATACCATTAAACCGCTTTATGAGAATTATGCTGAAGGTGTAAATGTATCACGTTCCCGGAATGGTGGTAGTTACAGACAAGCAACGAATTCGATTGATTATTCATACGATAAGGGAGATCAGAATAAGTATTCAACACTTGCCCATGAGTACGGTCACGCATTTGATGCGGCATTAGGGAAAGAAGATATCGGCGTGCATTACAATGAACTTGGCGTACTGAATGATCATTGTAAATTTGGCTCTGGAACGCATAAGATATTCAAAGAGCTTCCTTCTTCATCGGACGAATATCTTGATGCAATTAGAAAAGATAAAGAGATTATTAGGCAAGCCATAAAAGACCCGGATGTCAGGGCGGCATTTAAAGCGGACAGTGCTTCTGCCGGGATTCAGGATTTAGCGGATGGATTATTCGGTACTCAGGATAGTAAGGACTATTTCCTTCCGTGGGGTCATGGCAATGCGTATTATAACCGTGCCTATAATCGTAAAATAAAGGATTTTGGGCTTGAAAAAGACCTGAAGCAAGCCTTTACCGAACTTGGATTTGATGCAAGCAATCAAAGTAAATGCAAAAATCTGACACGAATATATGAAACAAGTAGCGAATTATGGGCGAATCAGTCTTCTGCATTAACTGTAGGTGGTAAAGAATTGGAATATATGGAAAAGTATGCACCGAACAGTCTACAAGTGCTAAAAGGTATTGCGAAAGGAGTTGGAAAGTAATGCTTGAAGAATATATGATGAAATACAAAGAAGCATTTTTGGATAGTTTTCCGATGATTCCTCTTGGATGGGGAAGAACCAAAAATGAGGTGATTGCAATCATCAAGGAATGTCTGGAAAAGAAGAAAGATGTATATGAACTTGGATATATTGATGATGATGAGGATATACTGTTTTAATGGCGAAGATTGACTTTACGGTAGAATCAAACAGAAAGCTTTACGAAGAGGAATTTGAAAGAGTAGTCGAGAAAATCCTGACTCAATTAGGGATGCAAGCAGAATCAGCGGCGAAGAAACTTGCCCCGGTTGACACTGGTCTGCTTCGAAACAGCATCACTTGGGCGATTGCCGGAGAGCCTGCGAATACTGATTCCTACAAGGCGAATACTGGTGATGCACAGGGAACTTATTCCGGGAATTCACCTGAAGTGAAGGATCAACACGCTGTTCATATTGGGAGCAACGTGGAATATGCGATGGTTCAGGAAACAGGATCGTCAAAAACAAAAGCACAGCCATTCCTACGCCCGGCGATAAATGAGAATATCGATTACTTCAAAAATCTCGTTGAATCTGAGCTTAAAAATGCCCTAAAAGATTGATTTTAATATTTGTTGCATATGTGTGCCCTTGTTCGCTCAAGGGCACTTTTTTTATACTCGTTTCAAGCGAAGAACAGCGAATTCCGAAGGAGGGGAATATGGCATTATCAAGAGCGTTACTGAAGGGGATGAGCCTGACTGACGAACAAGTACAGGCGATCATTGATGCACACCGGGAAACGGTGGATGGTCTGAAGGACGAGATCAATAAGTACAAAGAGGATGCGGAAAAACTTCCCGGAGTCCAGAAGGAATTGGATGACTTGAAGAAGGACACTTCTTCCGGGGATTGGCAGAAGAAATACGAAGACGAACATAAAGCGTTCGAGGATTTCAAAAAGGAGATCGAGACAAAGGAATCTGTAGCGAAAATCAAAGAAGCCTATAAAAAGCTCCTCAAAGAAGAAAACATCAATGAAAAACATCTGGATGCGGTTATGCGAGTGACCGACTTCAGCGGCTTGAAATTAAAGAATGACGGAACACTGGAAAAAGCTGACGATCTGAAGGAGTCCATCAAGAAAGAGTGGGCAGATTTCGTTGTCAAGACTTCCGAGAAGGGTTCCGGGGTAGAAACGCCGCCAAAGGACGAGAACAAGAACAATTTCCCGACCGGGAGAGCGGCAGAACTCGCCAAACAGTATCATGAAAATCTGTATGGCGCAAATAATAAGGAGTGATAGATATGTCTTTTATTGCTGATGGCGTAAAGAGACCTTCTTATCAGCCCGGTTGGTTCCTTGCAGAGGATGAGGGCTGTGTAAGAGTAACGAAGACGATCCCGGCTACTGGCGCACACGTTACCACAGCGGCAGACGGCGCGAAGTACGCAAAGATGGGAACTTTTATTTCTTCCCTTGGCGGCATCCTTTATGAAGATGTTGACCTTTCTACTGGTGCGATGCCCGGTTCTATCGTGGTAGCCGGACGTTATTATGCTGATAGGGTTATCGGCACGGTTACCGGGGTTGCTACCCTTGTTAGTGCCGGGAATGCTCCCGCAGTTACAAGACCGTAAGGGGGGACTAAAAAATGCAGTGGGAAAAGAATATTTTTGGATTTATTCCTCAGGACGAATGGCTGAATATCGGCTTTAATGTAACTCGTCAGAATGACCCGGTTGACGGTTTGTTCGGCGATGTAAAGACCGATAATCTTGTTGCGTATTGGGAGACTATTGCGGCTGAATATCAGGTTCCGATGATGGCACAGTTCCATTCATTCGATACTGAAACTCAGAAGACTTTTAGAGTCCCGGTTGATACGCATAATATCGAAAAGGGTCTGATCAAGGTGAAGATCAATCAGTCCGAAAGACTGCGTGCCCTGACTCGTGCCGGAATCCGTGAGGATGCAATGTTTGACTACGTTCTGAATGACGGTATCCGTCTGGCAGAACAGGTCTTCACCCGGTCGAAGGTAGCAAAGAACGAACTTCTGGCTACTGGTGCGGTTACGATCAAGGAAAACAACCTTGACCTGACCGTTGATTATGGTCTTGCAAATGACCAGAAGGGTCTTCCGCTTGACCTTTCCGTAAATGCCGATATTCCGACACAGATTCAGGAAATCGTTGATGCGGCTCTTGCAGTTGGCAAGACGATTAACGGTATGGTTACTGCCCGGAAGAATCTGAGCAAAATGCGCCAGAATGAATACATCCAGAAAGCTATTAACGGCGTTTATATGCAGGGCGCACTTGTCCGGCAGTCCGCTCTTGAAGCATATCTGAGCGATGAATTTGGTATCAATTTAATCGTTACCAATGACCTGACCTATGGTGCTGATGCGACTTTCGGAAGTGATGGAAGACCCGTGATTACGACTGAGAGATATTTCCCGGATGACACGATCACTTTCTTCGCCACGAATCCGGCTAATAAGCTTGGTACTGGTCTTTGGGGTGATCCGCCGGAACTGGATGTTGCAAGGCATCTTAATGTATCTCAGTCTTCCCTGAATCCGTATGTATACGTTTCTCAGTGGATTGAGAATGACCCGACTGTCCTTTGGACGAAAGCATCCGCTCTTTTCATGCCTGTTCTTTATGATCCGGCTTCTCTGTGGATTGCATCTGTATCTGATGGAGCAGAAGGGGCAACTGGTGCAACTGGTGCAACTGGTGCCTGATGAATATAGTTTATGCGCTGACACGGAATGTATATGACTGGATTCTTCCATCATTAAGATCACTTGCAGAAACGAATCCGAAAGCAAGGGTTTTTGTTCTTGCAGAGGATGATGAATTGCCTTTTGATCTTCCGATGTCTGTTGAGGTGGTGAATGTGTCTGGGCAGAGATTCTTCCCAGACATCGCCGCCCACAGAAATGAGGACTTTGGTGGGTACATCAACCATCTGAAAATCTGTTATTCCTCGATTTTGCCTGTAAATAAGGTTATTCATCTGGATATTGATACAATTATTTGTGACAGTCTGGAAGGGCTTTGGAAAACCGATATTTCGGGTAAATGGTTTGCGGCAGTTCCCGAAAAGCAGACATGGTACAAACCGTTCGGGGACAGATATTTCAACATGGGGGTTGCTCTTTTCAATCTTGCACAGCTTCGGAAAGATAAAGTGCAAGATGAAATGATTGAGTATCTAATGACCACGAATCAGCCGTATGCAGATCAGAACGCATGGAATAAGTTCGGCACAGAACAGGGAAAGGCAGAAGTGCTTGACCAAAGGTACAACGAAAGCCGGGTGACTGGAATGACCGAAAATCCGGCAATCGTGCATTTCTGTTCATATCCTGACTGGTGGACGAATAAAAAGATTCCTCGCAGAGAATATCTTGAAAGGTATATGTGATGAAGATACTTGTTGCAGTTCCGACATTCGAGAGCATTTACCCGGACACGTTCAAGTCAATTTATGACCTTGATACTACGGGTCATGAAGTATCTTTTGAATTTGTCAGGGGTTACGATTGTGCGACTGCAAGAAACAAAATCGTGCAACTTGGACTGGATGGGAATTATGACTACGTTCTTATGGTTGACAATGATGTTGTCATCCCAAAGGACACGATTCAGCTTTTCCTTGATGATCCGAAAGATGTGTGCCTTGGAAGTTATGCACATCGTGACACTGACAATGTATACCGGGGAAAGACTTGTATCTGCAAATTACTGGACGAAAATGGGCGCAAATACTTCAATTATCCATTGGAGTCCGAGTATCGTGCAGACGAACTGAAAGAACTGCGAGAACAGGGGAAATACAAGGTCGAAATTCATGGCGGTGGGATGGGATGTGCTTTCATTAAGACGAACGTATTTAAGACAATCCCGTATCCGTGGTATGACTGGGTGAACTACAAAAGTAAAGGGATGCTCAGCGAAGACCTTTATTTCTGCGAACAGTGTAAAAACCGCAGAATCCCGGTTTTTACCGACACAAGAATTAATTGCGGTCATTTACTAAGACGCATTCAGAATTTGGAGTAAAGGGGGCGTTATGAACGCTTTAAATCGGGTTTGTGACTACATTCACAATTACTTTGTGAAGGAAGTCGTAAAAGGAAAATTTAAAATCCAGAATGGCGATCTTCAGGTCGATTTCCTTTTAGACTCTCAGCCCTATAGGATTAACGGCTCGATTTTTAACGATGGCGTTCATAGTTACTTAGACGGTGACCTCTCTGACGAAGAGTTCGAAGGAGAGGTCTGGGCTATGGCTGTTCCTCCTGCTGTCATAGCCCTTTCAAACGAAATAGATGAGTGGATCGTGAAGTATGGCGATGCAGTTAATTCGCCTTATTCTTCAGAATCATTTGGTGGGTATTCGTACACAAAGGCTTCGGGTGGAAGTAATAATAGCGGCTCAGTGAAGCCGAGTTACGACTGGCGTGATGTCTTTGGTGCGAGTCTTTATCCGTACAGAAAGTTGGGGTGAAAAAATGTCTTTACTGGCTGAAGCGATGGAAGATTGCACGATTCTGAATAAAACGACTCAGCCGGATGGATACGGCGGTTTCATTCAGACTTATCAGGATGGTGCGGCATTTAAGGCGGCAATTGTTTTTGATACATCAGTAGAAGCAAGAAGAGCGGAGAAGGAAGGGGTATCGTCTTTGTATACTGTCACTACTTCACGCTCTTTGACTTTAGAATACCATGATATTTTCCGAAGAGAAAGGGATGGAAAGGTATTCCGGGTTACTTCTGATGGGGACGATAAATTCACGCCAAAAAGTGCAGGATTAGACATGAGACAAGTAACAGCGGAGGAATATGTTCTGAATGGATAAAGAACAGGCTATGCACGCTTTTTTTTCATCGTTTGGGTGGAAAGCGTATGATGAGACTCTTTTGCCTGACGATGCAGAAATGCCTCGAATCACATATGGGCTTGTGACTGATTCTTTAGACCGTCCTGTATCAATGGCTTTTTCCCTCTGGGATAAAAGTTATTCATGGGCATCGGTCACGCAGAAAGCACACGAAATTTCCGAAGCAATTACTTTCATGCATCCCCCGGCGATTCCCTGTGATGGGGGGCGAATTTATATCACACCGGGAACACCTTTTACACAGCGGATGAGCGAACCATCTGACGATACGATCCGAAGATTGTATATCAACTTGGAAGTGGAATATTTCACAGAAACATAAGGAGAAAAAAATGGGAAGATTTACAAAGATTCCTGAAAGCACCTTCAATAACCTTCAGACGGATGCGGGTGTTTTATTGAAGACTTTTGATCCCGCAAACCCGACTGAGCCTGCTGATGAGGACATCATTACTGCCACGACTGGTGGTATCAATGCTGTCTGTCAGCCGACTTATTCCGATTATGGCGAGGATGTTGATAACGTTCCTAACAATATGAAGGAACTGAAACATCTGGACGGTTGGAACTGCACGCTTTCCACGACTGCCCTTGGGACTTCCCCGGAGCTTATTAAGCTTCAGCTTGGTGCGGCAGACATTAACGGAACAACGAAGATTGTGCCGAGAGCCGATCTGAAGCAGAGCGACTTTGAAGATGCGATCTGGTGGGTAGGTGATAAGGCAGACGGCGGTCTGCTTGCCATTAAGCTGATGAACGTTCTTTCGACTGGCGGCTTTTCACTTCAGACTACGAAGAACGGCAAAGGACAGCTTACGCTTGAATTGACTGGTCACGTATCGATCAATGATCAGTCTACCGTTCCTATGGAATTCTATTCAATGGAAGGGACTGGTGGAGCAACTGGGTCTACCAATTAATGTAAAAGCGTTTGAGAGGAGGAAAAACGCATGAAAAACCTTGCAAATTGCAAACCACGGGAATTTCTACAGCAAGCAAACAAAATCCGTAAAATTGCCGAAAAATGGCTTCAGGATACGAAGATTCTGGACATCAGGAAAAATCTTCCCGAATACCCGGAAGGAGCGACTCAGGAAGAGAAGGATGCAATCCTTCAGGAACAGGCGAAAAAGAACTTGTCAAAGATGCTTGATGCCATCTTAGAAACAAATTCCGAAGAAACGCTTGACCTGATTGCTTTGCTTTGTTTTGTGGAACCCGAAAACGTGGATGATCATGAAATGTCTGAGTACATCGGGGCATTGAGTGAATTGATCAGCAATAAAGAGGTTCTGCGTTTTTTTACCTCATTAATGCGGTTGGGGCAGATGGGTTCTTCGACCTGATAAAGAGCATACGACTGGATTTGCTCGACTTATTTGGAAGCGGATATGTGATTGACCATTGCATATCCGCTTTTGTCGAAAATCAGAAAGTCGAGCTTTACAGGATGTATGTTACCGATGCCCTAAAGGCGGCATATCATTTGAATTTTAGGTACAAAGAATACTTTGACAAGCCGGAAACGAGAACGGCTGAAGAGATTAAAAACAGCATAAAAGATAAGCTGAAAAACCTTGGGGGTACATCATGAGTCTTTTTAGCCTGATGGCAACGCTTGGGCTTGACTCAAGTGCCTACGAAAACGGATTAGAGAACGCAGAAACCAATGCTACTACGTTTGGCGGCAGATTAAAAACCGGGCTTGGAAATGCGGCAAAAATCGGTGCGGCGGCGGTTGGATTAGTCACTACTGCGGCAGTTGGAGCAACGACTGCGATGGTAAAAGGGGCGGCAGGAGTTGCTTCTTATGGCGATAATATCGACAAGATGTCCCAGAAATTAGGAATGTCCGCTACCTCGTATCAGGAATGGGATGCGATTATGCAACATTCCGGGGCATCCATCGAGACAATGCAGTCTGGGATGAAGACCCTTGCTACCGCTTTAGAGACTGGAAATGATGCTTTTGAGAAGATCGGTCTTTCGATAGATGATTTATCCGGGTTATCACAGGAAGACCTATTTGCAACCACAATTACCGCTTTACAGGGCGTGGATGACGAGACTCAGAGAACGTACCTTGCCGGGCAGTTACTTGGAAGAGGAGCAACGGAATTAGGTGCGCTGTTAAATACATCCGCAGAAGATACCGAAGCAATGCGCCAGAGGGTGCATGAGCTTGGCGGTGTGATGTCGGATGAGTCGGTAAAAGCATCTGCGACTTTTCAGGATAATTTACAGGATTTACAGACTGCGATGTCTGGCGTAAAGCGTGGAATCGT